TAAGTTGTGCTGTGGGTACGTACGTGGAAGCCAGCATTCCAGACCCAAGCCGAGCCATCCTGTCCTGCTCTTCTCCGGTGAACTGCATAGCGTTCAGGAAGGCTTGATTCTGAGCCTCTGCTTGGGCCTTCTCCATAGCGAACTGCTCTGGCGTACCGCCAAACATGGCCGTTCTTACACCGCCCCTGCCTTGGTTGAGCATCCTCCCTTCCATCGCCAGCCGCTGTCGATCAAACTCAGGCTGCATTCCTGCAAGCATTCTGCCATAAACTTCCTGTTCGCGCTGCGCTACCGGCATGGCTGCTTGCCCGAAGAACATGCCCGCATCAGACATTCTCTGTTGCTGGAAGGCTTGCTCCTCTGGAGACATGTTTAAATTGTACTCCATCCCGTTCGCGCCTTGGGTCATCCCAAATTGGGACCCTGTGCCGGAGGTGATGGTGTACGGTTTGAATTGAGCGCCCTCAGACATTCTATCCGCAAGACCGCCCGGGTCCGCAAACTCCTCATACGCCTGTTGCCCAATGTTGCCAAGCCTGTCGTAGCCCCGAGAGGCAAGAGCAGCACCAGCCGCCCCACCAAGCAAGCCAAGTATTGTGTTTTCTTCGCTCATAATAGTCTGCCCGTTAATGCCAGCAAGTTAATTTCCTGTATTGATAATTCCAGCCCGTCTACGTCGCATTCTATATTGATGTTGAGTGTAGTGCCGCTGCCGTTTGCATTGATTGCCTCACGAATAACCAGGTCGCCACTGGAAAATTCACCAGTCCCAAACTCTGCCACGTTGTACTCTGACTTAGCACTGGTCTGCGGCGTGATAACTGCCGATCCCGAGGAGCTTCCAAAGTTGTAGGCCCACCTTAAGGATATAGGCTTCCCACTACCACCCACCATAGTCGGACGCAACTTCTTGAGAAACTTTACCTGTGCAGGGTCGCCAAGAGACAGCTCCGGGCTTGTATATTGCATTCTATATGTTTGCCCATCATCTTGGTATCCCGAATAAACACCGATGCCTGCTGAAGAACCTATCCTTAGCGAACCATCGTCTGCGCTTTCGTAGCAGGTAAAGCCCGTAGAAGGCCATCGTGTGACTCTGTATGACCCGTCTTCGAGTGTCGCTCTTACGTCAAAGCAATAGGTCGTTTGCCCACCAACAAAGGTAATTAGGTAAAAGTTTTCTTCGGGGTGGTAAACAGACCGATAAAACTCATCTTCTGCGTCTATTAGGTCGATGATGTCCTTTGTTATTGTGCCTGAAAGCCGGTTAATCGGAAGAGAGTCCTCTTGTATTGTTCTGCCAAGGCCTCTCAATCCTTCGTGCGACAGGAAGATCAGGTCTGGCCCCGCTACCTGTACCGTATCCCTATCAACACACCCAACGTTAGATACCGTGTCAGCAAGAGTCATGCTTGACGGAGAGGATGCCCCCGAATACGTAATGATGCTGTTCTTCCCAAAGATCACAAGGAAGTCGTTGTGCGCTGCAAGAGCTACAATCTCGTCATAACCGTTCGGCCAAGCATTTGTAATGTCAATAGACCCTGACGAGCCGCCTGTCCATTTATGCCCTTGCAGGAGGTCAGACCAGTAGATTGTCGCAGTATCATTAGCGATATCAGCAGTCCACAGCCTTCCGTAAGCCGCCAAGACTTCGTTTCCGTACATGGCGGAGGTAACACCTGCTGCTCCAGCTACACCACTGAGAACGCCTACAGAGCCTGTAGCGTTGCTGTAGTGCAGCGGCTCATGCCCCTTCTGGAAGAAGTACATCGAATCGTTGAAGTTCACCATCTTCCAGTTGTCACTGCTAACCGTGTACGCACCTGGAGTTTCGTCTACCAAAGTCGTCGTACCGGACATGATCTTGTTGTTCCCGACAGAGAACACGACAGAGTTTCCGCCACTGTCTCGAAACTCCTTAATCGCCCTGATCTTGCCTGAGCCGAGCACAGTCTTGTTGGTCGTGGTAACGTCCAAGCCCTTACGTGCGGCCAACCTACCTCTACGGTCAATTACCGCATGGTCAGCTACCTCTGCAAAAGACGGATCTTGAGCGAGAGCTGAGTCCTCGGTATTGATACCCTTAAATGCAGGGGCGATCAGGTTAATGCTTTTTAGCGGTTGAGCCATATAATCCTCAGGGCGTGTAGAAGATCAATTCTTCTGGGTGTCGTGCCGCATCCAGAGCAATAGCGTCAGTCAGATACTGGTTGGCAATCTGGAAGTATTCTGCTGTCGATGTACCACCTGTCTCGCCTCTCTCTCTGGCTGCGAGAGCAAGAGCAAGGTGCAATACAGGTTGATCTGGAATTGCCAGAGCATCAGAGTCTGCGCTTAACTCAGTGTTTCGCAACACTGCATCAAACCGGAGAGTGTACACAGCATCCGGCTTCGGGTAGACATCAATCGTCTGATCGCCATTTCCGTCTACGGCTGCGTAGGTCCAGTATCTAGGAGCGCCGCTTGCGGGCGTGTTGATGAAATACTGCTCATCGAACCAATCCTGCGCCATGTACTCCATGACAAGGTTCTGCGTGTCGTTAATAACATTCAAGTCCTTGCCCTGCCATCCTGTTCCGGTCAGAGAGTAATTCTTGGTATCTGCTACCGTATTGATAGAGATGGTTGATCGAAGCGGAGTCCAGTCCCACGCATTCTCTACAATGACTTTGGCATCGTTTACGAAGTCGCCAATCATCGTGCTGTAGGCGTTGGTTGCCACGGTAGCCACGGTAGGTTCTCTCAGCCTCCTGAGCACTGCGTTGACTAGCTGTAAGTAGGTCATCAGATAATTCCTTGGAAAAGGCTTCTGTTAATAATCGCGTTTAACTGGTCCATCGGGTCGCGTGGGTCATATAGAACGCTTCTAGGGGCATCGAGGTCATAACCAAGACCGCCCATGTAGCCGCCGCCTCTCATCATGCCGCCGCCGCCGCCACCACCACCAGAGTCCGGCGCGTTGTCGAAATTCTCCCCAGACAGATCACCCAGAGGTTCCTCGACAGGCGGGGGTCCAGCGTAATCCTCTGGAATAACCCTATCATCACCGTCACGAGGAATAGGCACCTCTCCATCAACACTCCCCAAAGGGGGGTATTCCGGCAAAGGGTCTACACTGTCTCGCGGTATTACCCTGTCGTCGCCACCTCTGTCTAAAGTCTTTCCGCCCCCATTTATCGTGTCATCGGCAGGTATTACACGGTCATCGTCAGACTCATCGTTGATGGCGTCACTAGTAGGTATTGTGGAGCCATCCTGAGGCGGGACATCCGCTATGGGTTCGTCTGTTGATGTTTCTGTCGTTGGTGGTCCTTGTTCTGTGTCAGCTGTAACAGGGGTGGGGGATATGTCTAGGTCTTCGTTAATCGTTTCCAGAATGCTCCCTATTGTTTCTCCTGTGAGCCACACATTCTCCTCCATGAATCCTTCCATCGGCCCAGAGAAGATTGTGCCTATCACGTTGCCTGCGGTATCGAGGATATCTCCAGAAAGGTCTACCCCACCTATCGACTTACCCTCACCCTTGAGAACGTCGATAACGTCCTGAGCGCCGCTGAGTATCTTTTCAGGGATAGACTTGACCGTTTCCCATGCGCCCTGTACAGCGCCCTTAACGGACTCTCCAAGTACGAAATTTCCGTCTGCATCCCTGATCTCCAGCTCCCCGACACCTCTTGGGCCTGGAATGCCAACTGTGAAGATAAAGTCTAGCGAACCGTCGCCATTAACTCTAACACCGCCACCGCCGCCTTGCAGCATCAGCTCTTCCATCTTGCGGAGTTCGGCTTCCATCCACTCGTCAACATCGCCTTCACTGCTTAAAAGGTCATCAATCTCAGAGGACACCACGGCAGCAAAGCCCAAATCGTCGCCCGCCGATTCTCCCGCGAGGTCGTCGGCAATGCTGTCTCCCGTGAGGTCGTCGCCCGCCGATTCTCCTGCTAGGTCGGCGGCAATGCCATCCCCCGTGAGGTCGGGGTCGCCGGAGTCGGTCTCGCCAGCAAACTCGGGAAACTGAGTGTAGAAGGTGTCGATGAAGTCTTGGGGAGTCCCGGGAACACCAAAGGTCTGCATGTACTGAGTAAGAGCCTCGGGGCGCATGGTGATCATGTTGTGGATGCCAGCGCCGCCGCCTGCCAGACCCGCGAGCGCAGTGATGCCGCCCTCGAAATTGCCTTGCTGGAAAAGACGAGCAATGCGCGGCGTCGGGTTTGGGTCGCCATGAGCCGCCATGTAAGGGTTGGTGGCTCTCAGGCCGCCGTGACCAGAGATTCCGATCAGCGAAGTCGCGCCGCCACCAGTGTTGTTGAGGTTCGGGTCACCAAACGGGCCGACTTCAGGATTAGATGCGGCTGCGGCGCCTTGGCCGATATCGATAAGCAGGCCGGTGTCCACGGTGCCGGGGATATTGAGATTGCCGCCTGACGGGGTTCCCACGGTCGCCAGTATGTCGTTGATCACGTTGTCGTCGGGGTCTTCTTGAACCGGCCCTTGTATGGGCGAATTCGTTGAGTCTGTCAGCAATGTTGCGCCCGGGTTTACGAAAGGGTTGTTGCTGGCCTGCGGGAAAAACTCTTGCGACAGGCTAGGATCCTTCGAGACTAAGTATTGTTTTTGTGCGTCGGAAAGGTGGGCAAGTCGTTGACCAGCATTCTCTCTATTACCGTTCTTTAACCACCAATCAAGATCGCTTTGCTTCTCTACAATAGGGGGTGGCGGTTGGGTCGCAGGGGCGCTCCTATAACCCCCACCCAAAGGCAGCAGCCCCATATCTGGTGCTTGCTCTGCAGGCCACAGAAAGGGGGAGCCGCTAACTCCGCCAGTACCAAGGCCGTGTCCGGAAAATCCCGGCGTTGGTCTTGGCGCTCTATCTCGTCTATCCAATTACCACCTTCCCCTTGTCCATCCACCGACTCTTACCCCGAGGTAGTACAGGTTAGCCTTCCACTTTGGAACACCCCTTTCAATCAGGCCGAACCACAGAAACTCGTCGCACTTCTTCCTTGTCTCCCACTTCACACTGTACATGTGATCGTGAAACACTGCGGGTTTTCTGGATCGTCCGGTACGACTGAACAGGCTCCGCAGCCCGACAGGAATAGAAGCGAGGTCAGTTTCAAAGCCCGCAGGCACGATGTAAACGCCACCGGGAAGGTTAGCATGACGCCACGTAACATCCTCCGTAACGAGGAAGTATCCGGGCTTGTCATCAATCGTCTTGAGTGTCAGATCGCTGAACATCTACCTTCCGTTCTCTGTAGTAGCAAAATTCAAATCCCATGCCAGTCAGACATCGGGAGTCAGTTCCAGGCTCTACGGCAGCATCTGCAAGACCGCCCATTGACCCACATCCACTTAGCAGGAGCAGGGTAATCAGTATGTAAAAACTCCGTAATAGTTTCATTTATCAATCCCGAATAGATGGATAAGCCACGCTGTAAAAGCACCTGTTGCAGTCACAAACCCGCCAGCAATGATGGTCTTTAGAACCCTGACGATGTGCTTGTTCAGTTGAGTGTCTAACTCTTCTGAAAAACTTTCCCTTGTCAGCATTGTGTTCTTAATCTCTGCAAGCTGCTCGTCCTGATGGTCGGTGCGCTTGTGCAGGGCTTTGGCAGTGTTTCCGGTCGTGTGAACCGCCTCCTCCACCTTGTCCAGAGTATGGCCTTGTGCCGCTACCCTGACCCTAAGGTTGTCCACCTCGGATTCCATCTTGCCCTGCCACTCTTTTAAATCCACTATCGCTCCTAGCCGAATTATGGCTTCTCCGGCCAAGTTATCGCGCTGGGAAATCCAGCTTGCTGTGGTACGTCCCGTAGAGCCTGCCTGTACGTTGCCATAGCCTCTGTCATGGTTACATCAGATAACCCGTAGTGGTCTGTAGCCTTTAACAGTTCGTCCCGTGTAGCTCGTTCTGCGGCCCCTAGAGCCGCATTGTCAGCGGCTACCTTGGCGTCTATCTGATCCTGTACAGTACGGGTAACCGTTGTAGTCACGCCTTCGTCATCAGTGACTTCTTCGGTGTATTCGGTAAACATTTCTTGAGTTACCCACTTTTCTTGCCATACACCGCCTACTTCTTCAACGCCATCCTTGACAGCCACTTGCCATTCGCCAACGTCAGGTGCCGCAGTCGTTGTTACCCGCGCTACACCCAAGGCTTCCAGCGTTGCATCAGTCCACGATGAAGGCAGAGACATATGCTTGTTTTCTTGTTGTAACTGGACCTTTGTTTTTGGCGTTCCAGTAGCCACTTCAACAAATAACATATTTGCCTCCTATTAAAACTTGGGTAGTTCCGCAGTAGGTGGTGTAAAGCTAGAGGTGTAACGGGCTATACCCTTGGTGATTCGGAAGTCGTCTATATATCCCGTCATAGGCGATCCGTTGTCCCACCCACTGCCTATCCTAAATGCTTCACACGTTAGATCGTTGGTATTTGATTCTGTACCACCAGCTACACCGTCAATAAACGAGCGAATGGTTGACCCATCTCTAACTATGGCAATGTGATGCCATGTGCCGTCTGAAATTGTTCCTATCGTTATTTCCGCAGTGCCAGCGTAAAACCTAAATAACCCCACACTAACATAAGCTGTTAGTGCATCATTGAAATTGCTGTCATGCCTCATATCAAAAAATACTTGGGTAACTGACACATCTGTAGCATTTAGCCAAAACTCAACTGTAAACTCGCCTGCTCCTAGCGCCAAGTCATTTGGGTTTTCGCTTCTTATAATGTCACCAGTACCATCAAACTCTATTGACCCTGTACCGTACTTTTTAACGGCCGTGTCAATCTGAGCATTACCTACAGTATCTAGGTTGTTGATGCCTGATAGGTCGTAGATGCCAGCGTCTTGGAAGTTTAGAAGCAGAGATGTGTTGGTGATTGCAGTTAGTGGCGCGGTTGGCGGGGCGAAGGCTGAGGTGTAAACCGCAGTTTTTGTAATCCTAAAGTCACTGATATTACCTTTCCAAAGATAGGTAGTACTATAATATCCGCCTATAGAAAGATAACGGTTAGTGTAGTTTGTACTATCGCTAACACTTATAACTTCTTCACCGTCAAT